ATTCACGAGCATTGAAACGACTTGGCAAAACCGTCAATTACTATGATGCCAATTCACATCACCTTTACTATGCTCAAGGTTACAACGTTGCCCACAAATATACACTTGGTGACTTCTCAACTAAACCGATAGAAGCAGACCTTGTTGTTTGCATAGAAGTGATGGAACATATGACCGATGACTCTATTAAAAGAACACTTGACAACTGCAACTGTAACTACTTCCACTTCAGCTCAACACCTCACACTAATAAAATGGATGAAGATTGGGGGCATATAAACATCAAGCAAGAGAATGAGTGGATAGAACTATTCAAGCAACACGGCTTCAACTTAAAGAGCAAAGTATCTGTACCTACCCAATGGTCACTATTGTATGAAAAAGCACGTTAAGAAATATCTTGATTACTTCGGTTATGATGAAACATCCTGGATACCTTGTGAGTGGTGTGGTAAAACTTCTGTTGATATACATCACCTAACTGCACGTTCACGAGGTGGTAAAGATATAATTGAAAATCTTGCAGCGTTATGCAGAGATTGTCATCACGAGGTACACTTTGGCACTAAAATTAAGAATGAAGAATTAAGAGAAAAACATTTATCAAATCTGTGAGAAATCTGTGAATATCTATGGCAAACCAAGAGAACTTAAAACCATTTAAAAAAGGTGAAGATGAGAGAAGATGGATGGAGGGCAGACCTAAAAAGTTCACCACTCTAATGAAGGAGGAAGGCTATAAGTTGAGCGAGGTCAATGATAGTATCCAAGCAATTATGGCAATGGATGAGAAGACGATTAAAGACGTTCTCAAAAACGAGGAAGCGACTATGCTTGAAAAAACAGTTGCAAGGGCTATCATTAAGAGTTACGAAAAAGGCTCACTCTATTCGATGGACACTTTATTATCTCGTGTATTCGGAAAGCCAAAGGAGACGGTAGATGCAACGGTTGAGGCAAAGGTTGTTAATGTTACTTTAAATTTAGACTAATGATTTTACACGGGGATTGCTTAGAGCAAAGCGAACAGATACAAAGCGGTTCAGTTGATTTGATATTGACTGACCCTCCGTATGGGAATATGAAAGGAATTAATGAAACCTTTGCAGGTTATGGACGGAAAAACGATGACGGGCATTTGTGGGATAATGCTATTGACCCTAAAGACATTTTCAGCATTGCAAACCGCATTCTCAGAAAGAACGGCAAACTAATTCTATTCAGTCAAGAACCTTACACATCGCAACTAATTACAAACGCAATTCCTAACGTTCCGTTCAGTTATCGGATGATATGGGAAAAAGACAATTTTGCAAATGCTCTACTATCAAAGAAAGCACCCGTTTCATACTTTGAGGATATTTTGGTTTTTAGCAAGACTCATACAAAGCATGACTTTGAAGGGCTGCATCCGTTAAGAGAATACTTTAAGCAAGTGATGGATTTTATAGGGTTGAACAAAAAAACAATTATTGAAATCATAGGGCAAAAGGCTGACCATGTTTTAAGAGTTGATTCAACGCAATTTAGCCTATGCACAGAACCAACATATAACGAATTAATAGAGCATTTCAACATTGACAAAATGCAAGGCTTTAAGAACTTTGCAGAACTTAAGCCAATAGACAAAGAATACAGAACAGAACTAATAGAAAGAATGACAAGAGAAGCACCTCATACATTCAACCTATGGGAAGGTAAGAAATACAAGAGCAACGTACTCAAATATAAAAAGGACTACAACGGCTATCACCCAACACAGAAACCTATTTCACTACTTGAGGACTTAATTAAGACTTATAGCAATGAAACAGATTTAGTTGTAGATTTGACTTGTGGAAGTGGAAGCACGGCAGTTGCAGCGATAAACACAAAGAGAAGATACATAGCAATAGAGAAAGAACTAAAATACTACGAGATTGCAAAGGACAGAGTTAATAGGGCAAATTCAGAGATAAAACTATTTTAATATGAAAACGTGCAAAGGTGGTGAACGTAACTTTGAACTTGGATTAGTAAGGATATAGGTTGACATTTAAAAGGAAATAGTAAGGCTATAATATGACAAAACATACGGAGGTAACAAATGCCAGATATAACAATGTGTGAGGGTAAAGGATGCCCAATTAAAAATCACTGCTATCGACATCTATCAAAGCCATCTGAATTTAGGCAAACGTATTTTGAAGAGAGTCCCTTTGATGGTGAGAGATGTGAAATGTTTTGGGGTGAAAACGCTACTCAAGTTTATGAACAATTGAAAGAAATACTGAAGGTAAAAAATGAAAACTTGTAAGGGATGTAACCAAACTAAACCAACAACCGAATACTACAAGCACAATTCCAACAACGATGGCTTGAACGGTAAGTGTAAGGACTGCATAAAAGCATATAGCAAACGAGTATACGACAACGCAATGAATGACCCATTTCTGCGAAGGCAGATGGCAGATAAAATTAGAAACTATAACAAACGAGTAAAACAAAAAAGATGGAAGAAACAATCTATTTAGGAAATGCATGGGAAGACCAGTACGGTCTGAACATCACAATTAACATTGAGAAGTTTGAACAAGCAATTAGACTTGGACAACTTGAAAAAAACAAGTATGGCGATGTACGTTTGCGTGTACAACGTTTAAACTCACCAAACGAAAAGAGCAAAGCAACGCATTATGTTGCAGTGCCAAAGCCAAAAAACGACTTACCCTTCTAATGAAGATTCTCTCTCTCTTTGACGGAATGAATGGGGTGTCCTTCCATAGGTTGTACACTCCACTCGCCCGACTTCAAGTTGACTATGGCATCCAAGTTGACGTATCACAAAAAGCCAAAGAATGGGCTGACCTTGAGTTTGAGAAGTACGATGTGGTTGTTTTCAATCGTTGGCTAGGTGGTTTGCAATATAACATCTTACCGATACTTGCTAAAAAGAAGATTCCCTTTGTGGTTGATGTCGATGACTATTGGGTTGTCCCAAAGTACAATCCTGCACACAAGTTCTATCGTGCTTACATTAAAAATGCCGTGAAGGACGCAATGTATTATGCAGATGCAGTTATGACAACTACACCACAGTTAGCAGGTCAAGTCAAAGAGTATAACGAGAACGTTCATATCATACCCAATGCGTTAGACCTTAACCAAAGCCAATGGAAAGCAGAGAAAGAGCATCCCTTCACATTGGGGTGGGTAGGTGGTTTATCTCACGTTGAAGACCTTAAACTATTGAGCGAACAAATAGTACCAATATGTGAGAAGTACAATGCGAGATTTTTGATGTGTGGTTATCACAACGGAGCGGAAGAGTGGGTTGCAATGGAGAAGGCAATCACTGGCACTACTCCTGATAAAAGGCCTGATTGGTTTGATGTAAGACAAGGCACACGAGCTGATAGATATGGTGAGTATTATTCAGAGATTGACATTGCACTTGCACCACTTACACGAACTAACTTCAACCGACACAAGAGTGAACTAAAAATCGTTGAGGCAGCTGCATACAAGTTACCGATATTTGTTTCCAACGTTGAACCATATACAAATCACAGAAATAATTTAGGTTGCTTTTTTGTCAATAATAATGATTGGTCAGAGATAGGCAAGTTGATTGAATCAGGTAAGTCAAAGCAGATAGGTGAGATTAACTACAACTATTGCAAAGAACACCACGATATTAAACAGATAAACGAAAAGAGATTAGCAGTACTTGAGAGTGTATGCAAATAACAAACGAGGACAATATGAAATTAATGGCGAGGTATGAGGATAATCATTTTGACCTTGCTATTGTAGACCCACCTTATGGGATTGGTGTTGCTAAACAAAACAATACAAAACGTGGTAAACTTGGTAGCCATTATAAACAAAAAGACTGGGATAATCAAAGACCATCTAAAGAATACTTTGATGAATTGCAACGAATAAGTAAAAATCAAATTGTTTGGGGTGGCAATTATTTTGCTGATTTATTAAACCCTTCTTCTTGTTGGCTGGTTTGGAATAAAAAAACCGTTGGAAATACAGCAGATTGTGAATTGGCTTGGACTAATTTTAAAACAGCAGTAAGAAGGTTTGACTTTATGTGGGAAGGTTTTTGGCAAGAAGATATGAAAAACAAAGAAAAAAGAATACACCCAACACAAAAACCCGTTGCACTTTATAAGTGGCTTCTAAAGAACTACGCAAATGAAGGCGATAAAATACTTGACACACATTTAGGTAGTGGTTCAATCGCTATTGCGTGTCATGACTTAGGGTTTGATTTAACTGCTTGTGAACTTGACACGGATTACTACAACGCTGCAATGAAACGATTAACTGACCATCAAAAGCAACTAACACTTTTGTAATGCAAATAAACTACAAGAGACCATATTTGACAAGTTACCAAAAAGCCATCCTTGATAGTCCTGCACGTTACACGATAACGGCAGCGAGTACAAAGACTGGTAAAACGGCAAGTCATATTATTTGGTTGTTTGAGCAGAGTTTAAAACTAAAAGAGAATCAATCGGTATGGTGGGTAGCACCAGTATACCAACAAGCAGAGATAGCATTCAGACGAATGAAATCACAAGTCAGTGAGAAGGGTTTCTTTCAATCCAATGAGAGCAAGTTAGTATTAACCACTCCTATGGGTTCACGAATAGAGTTTAAGAGTGCAGAGAAGCCTGACAACCTTTATGGTGAGGATGTGTACGCTGCCGTCTTTGATGAGGCATCACGTTCAAGAGAGGATAGTTGGTTTGCACTACGGTCAACCTTAACCGCAACCCAAGCCAAGTGTAAATTAATAGGAAACGTCAAAGGTAAAAAGAATTGGTTTTACAAATTAGGTGAAAGGGCAAAGTCAGGTGAGGCTAATTTTGAGTACTTCAAAATCACTGCTTATGACGCTGCTAAAGAAGGCATCATTGAACTTGAGGAAATTGAACAAGCCAAACGAGATTTGCCTGACTATGTGTTTAAAGAACTATATTTAGCAGAACCAGCTGACGATAATAGTAACCCTTTTGGACATACCAACATAGACAACTGCATAACTCCGATAAGTGGTGTACCTATTTGCTATGGGATAGACCTTGCCAAGTATACGGACTGGACAGTGATAATAGGTTTAAATCAAGACGGCAATGTAGCATACTTTGAACGCTTTCAAAAAGATTGGAGTCAGACTATGTCCCATATTGTTAAAATAATTGGGACGACACCTGCATTCATTGACTCAACTGGTGTTGGAGACCCTATCGTTGAGCAACTACAACGAGAGCATCCACGAGTGAAGGGTTTTAAGTTCACTTCACAATCAAAGCAACAACTCATTGAAGGGTTAGTGATGGCAGTACAAGGTGGCAACATAGGATTCCCTGATGGTGCTATTGCCGATGAGATGAGGAACTTTGAATTTGAATACTCACGAACTGGAGTGCGATATACTGCACCACAAGGACTGCACGACGATTGTGTTTGTTCTTTGGCTCTTGCTTGGGATTGCAAACAACACAACAAACCTGGACTATTTTACTATGCCTAAATACACGATAGAATTTCACCACGACGAGGAAGAAGAGTTTCAAATTTGCATCAAATCAATGGACTATTGGAATGCCTTGTTTGACCTTGACCAATGGTTGAGGAATAAGCTGAAGTATCAGGAGATTAATGAAGAGCAGTACAAAGCATTTGAGGAGTGTAGAGAAGAACTCTATCGAAAGTTAAAAGAATATAACATAAATTTGTAGCAATGAGTTGGAAAGACATCACCATCAGAAAAGTTCAAGCCATCCAAGAGATTGACGACACCTTTAACCCGATTGAACGAATAGCGTATACGATTGCCATTATTGAAGGAATACCTTATGAGGAAGTAGGGCAGTGGACAATGGAGAAGTTAAAAGCGTATGACTTGAGTTGGCTATCTGAAATACCAAAGTCAAAGTTTGCCTTCTCATTCAGATTTAAAAAGAGGTACTTCAGATTAATCACCAACGCTAAAGAAATAAAAGCACATCACTTTATTGAGTTGCAAGAGGTAACCAAAGGAGATATAATAGAGAACCTTCATAAGATAATTGCGATACTTTCTTATCGGGTTAATTTTTGGGGTAAGCGTATAGAGGATGACTACCAGTGGAAAGAGGAGAACTTCCTTGACTTGCCAGTTACGGACGTACACAATTATGCTCTTTTTTTTTCGGCAGTTTATCCCAAGTTGTTGGACGCTACCCTCGATTATTTGACGGAGGTGAGGAAGGAAGTGGAGACTCATTTGGATGGCTCTCTCTCATCGACAGACTCGCAGGTGGCAAAAGAACAGAGTGGGACTTAATCTTAGAAATGCCGTTAGTAGAGTTCTTCAACACCATTGCTTTTCACACCACTATCACCAAGCAACGAAACAAGAGATTAGACAAGGCAGCACAAAAAGGTTTTGAAAGTTATGTGTGTGCTTGTTTAAATGAACTACTCTGATTTGGGACACTTTCTCCTATATGCTATTTATAGTTAAATGGCAGCACTAACAGTAGCACATTCACCAAGTGGTGACTACCAACCCGCTTATAACGATAATATCTATGTCGTTACCGATGCGAGTGGTTATGCAACGACCAATTCAAACTATCGTTTTATAGCAGATGTAAAGAGCAGTGGAGGTACATTGCTTACACGATTGAAATTTCCCATACATTATGGCTCATCCACAAACGGAGTGGTTAATATCTCACGAGTACTTGAAGACTATGTAACTCACGATTGGTTATTTGAAGATGCAGCTGCAAGTGGTTGCACTAACTCTTTTTACCAATACAAGGTAGACTTCGGTTATGAATATAGCACTGGAGCAACATCTCCTATATTGCAAACAACTGGAGTGACTTCTGCAAGTGGTTATGTTTGGAACGGCTATTTAAACCCGATTGATTGGTTGAGTTATGCAGAGGACAACTTCTTAATGGAGAGTGGTAGCACTGCTCAATTTCTTACTAACAATAATGCAAAGCGTATACACATTGACCAAAAAGATTGGCTCTACCTTTTACACGACGGTACTGTCGACCATCTATCTGTTAGTTTTTCTGGCGGTAGTAGTGTTAACATCGATACACCAACCACTAAAGTCGTTAGGGTTGCGATTGGCTCAAACATACCAGGTGGCATTCCTTCGGGTACGACATCTTATACA